CGCTGTTGGTGGCAAATACAGCGTTTGAGGGATCTACTCCGCAAGTCCTCATCGTAGCTCGTGAAAAACGAAGCTTGGGCCCAGCGATCTCCTGAACCTCTGTACGCGCAACCTTTCCGGGCCCAGAGGATAACTCCACTTCCTTGTACAACCTTAGCTCCACCTCGTCATTGTCTATTGGTGTTTCTGAGTCCCAAGGAGCCATTGGCTCCAGCACGTAAAGCGGCGAATCGTTAGCAGCCGGGCGTAATGGGTTTCGCTCAGTGCTCTTGGTCCGCATTGGTACATCTTTCCCTTCTAGCCACTCGCGCTCCACGACAAGTGTCAGCGCAACTTCGCCGACCATGTACGCGGGGACGCCCCTAGCTTTCCAGTTCGTGATGTTCTGGTCGTTCTCGAGATCGAGAATTCGAGCGAGCTGGGCCCCCGTCAATCCGGAGTCTTCGAGCGCTTCACGAAAGCGTTGGCCTTTGAGGTTTTGCGTTTGTTTACTCATAAACAGAATGTTACAGCGCTTGCATTCAGATGATAACAAACGTATTGTTTGGTCCTGCCGTTCAAATTGTTTGGTATGGATAACGTCATGAGTACACCTGCTCAGATATTCGATTTAGTACTGCAGGTTGCTGAGGCCTCCGGCAAAAGCCCTTCCCAGCTTTCGCGAGAGTGCAAAATCAGCCCTCAGAGATTCTTTAATTGGCGTCGGCGAGGTATCCCAGTCGCACAGGTTCGACATCTGTCGAAAGCACTTTCTGGAGCGCTGCTACCTCATCAGCTTAGGCCGGATTTACCCGAGATATTCCCAGCCGAATCCGACGCTGAAATACAAGCTGCATAGAAAAAAGGCGACCCAAGGGTCGCCCAGTTTCTCCCGACAGCATCACCACAATGCTATCGGGTCGCGATGTCAGAAGGCGAGCACACCACATGCCGCCGACTTTCATCGCGTTTCCAAGGCTCGGAAGCCTTGGTGTTGCTGCCGTTCTTACCACAGAGCAGGCAGCTGTTGCGCCAGGGGTGAACAACGGATTGTTCGCCCCGGCACGGTGCCGGTGTTGGTCTTACGAACCTAGCCGGCTTTGGGCCTCTCCAGACCACGCGGCAAATGTATCACCAACTTCTGTCGCGCGGCACTGGCAACTTTTAGGATTAATGCCATGAGCCGAATTGCTCTCAGTTCTCTGGAACGGGCGCAGCGGGAAATCCTGCCGCTCGATTTAGCGCTGTACCACGCCGCTCGCGATTACCCGGGCGGCGCTGCTGCCATCGCAGCCACGACCGGTCGTAACCCGACCACGCTGCAGCACAAACTGTCACCGACCCATCCGAGCCACTCCATCAACATTCAGGAATTCGGCGAGATCCTCGAACTGACCAAGGATCGCCGCATTCTTGATGCGGTGCATGCGCTTGTCGGTGACACGGTCTGGCAGGAGCTGGCCGACACCTACACCAACGACATGCCCGAGACTCTCACTACGGGTATCGCCGAATACTTCCGCCAGGTCGCGGATCTGGCCGAGACCTGGGCCAAGAGCATCGGCGACGGTGTCGTCACCGATCAGGAACTCGCGGCGATTCGTCTGCAGGTGTTCCGAGGTATTCAAGGGTTGCTGGGGTTGTTCAACCGCGCCACCTACGTCAATCAGACGACGCGAGGTGCTGACCGTGGCTGACATCGCCGATTTCGCCAATGATCTGGTGCAGGAACGCATCGATCAGGCCATGGCTGCGCGCAACGCTGCCAAAGCCGAAAGCGCTGCCCATTCCTTGCTGTTCTGTGAAGCGTGTGACGATCCGATTCCGGAAGCCCGTCGCCTGGCTTCACCGGGTTGCTCGCAGTGCATCAGCTGCCAATCCCTGTCTGAGCGGGGGATTCAGCATGCTCGATGAGGTATTGGGCCAATTCGCCGATTACGGTCTGGAGCCAGCGCAACCGCTGGTGTTCGGCAAGCTGACCCGCTGCAAGACATCGCAGGACAAGGGCAAGGAAAAGAACGGCTGGTACGTGGTCCACGAGCAGCGCACCGAGAAGGGCGACACCCTGATCTTCGGCGCCTTCGGTGATTGGCGTTCGGGCGAGACGCAGAAGATCAAGGTCAAGGCCGGTCGCATGTCGCCGGAAGAGCGCGAACTGATGCGCGCCCGCCAGGAAGAAGCCAAGCGCCGTGCCGCCGAAATCGCGAGTAACGCTGCGCGGCGGGCCGCGAAAAGGGCGCAGGGTTTGTTCGAGCGCATGCCGACCACCGGCCGCAGCGAATACCTGGACCGCAAGCAGATCGTTGGTATCAATGTCCGATACGCGCCACGCACCGGCGCCGTGTTGGTCCCAATGAAGAACGCCCGTGATCAGATCATGGGCCTGCAGGTGATCTTCCCGAACAAGCAGGAAGACACCGGCCGCGACAAATCCTACTGGCCCTACGGCATGGCGAAGGAGGGCACCTTTCACCTGCTCGGTCCGCATCCGGTACCGGGCGAACCGGTGCTGGTTTGTGAGGGTTACGCCACCGGCGCCAGCCTGCACATGGCGACGTCGCTCGCTGTGGCCGTGGCCTTCGATGCGGGCAACCTGTTGGCCGTGTGCAAGGTCATGCGCGAGCGCTTTGCCGGCTGCCCGCTGATCATCTGCCGCGATGACGACTGGAAAACCACGAAGCCCAACGGTGATGCGTGGAACCCCGGCGAAGAGAAGGCCAGTAACGCCGCGCTGATCGTTGGTGCCCAGGTCGTTGCGCCGATCTTCTCTGTCGAGCGTCACGAGAAGTGGACCGACTTCAACGATCTGCACGTCGCCGAAGGCCTCGACGCGGTTCGCCGACAAGTGCTCGCAGTAGTCCGTCCACCGGCGGCCGGTGGCTGGAAGGATCAACTCGCCCGCAGCGAGAGCGGTGCTTTGATCGCGCACATGCAGAACGTCGAATTGATCCTGGCTCATGACGAACGCTGGGCTGGCGTGATCAGCTACTGCGCCTTCAGCTCGAAGATCGTCAAGTTACGCGCCGCCCCTTATGGCGGCGGTACCGGCGAATGGGCCGACATCGATGATGTGCGCGTGATGAAGTGGCTCGCGCAGCAGTACAACCTGCGTGTGAAGTCGTCGCACGTAATCGAAGCCGTCAGCGTTGTGGCGCACGACCACGCGTTTCACCCGGTGCGCGAGTACCTGAAAAAACTCGAATGGGATCGTGTGCCGCGCCTGGAGCGTTGGTTGACGGATGTCATGGGGGTGAAGGCAACCGACTACACGTCCAAGGTCGGCAAGCGCTGGATGATCTCAGCCGTGGCGCGGGTGATGAAACCCGGCTGCAAGGCCGACTCGGTGATGATTCTCGAAGGTGTACAAGGCGCCGGTAAGTCGACTGCGATGAGCGTGCTCGGCGGCGAGTGGTTCATGGATACGCCGTTTGCCCTCGGTGACAAAGATGGCTTCCAGGCGATCCGCGGTAAGTGGATTGTTGAGCTCGGCGAGCTGGACAGCTTCAACAAGGCCGAGAGCACCAAGGCCAAGCAGTTCTTCTCGGCCTCGACCGACACCTACCGCGAAAGCTATGGCCGCAGAACCCTGGACGTGCCACGCCAGTGTGTTTTCGTCGGCACTACCAACCAGGACGAGTACCTGAAGGACGCCACCGGCAACCGTCGTTATTGGCCGGTGGCCTGTACCAAGGTCGACGTGGCGTTGCTGCGCGATATCCGCGACCAGCTGTGGGCCGAAGCGATGTTCTGCTTTGAGGCCGGCGACCTCTGGTGGGTCACGCGAGAGGAAGCGCCAATGTTCAGCGAGGAACAGGACGAACGCTTTGTGGTGGACGAATGGGAAACGCCCATCCTGACCTGGCTCGAAGAATCGCAGATCGGCGAGACCACCACCGGTAGCGAGGTGATGAGTCAGGCGCTCAAGCTCGATCCCGGTCATTGGGGTAAACCCGAGCAGATGCGCGTTGGTGCGATTCTGCATCGACTGGGCTGGCGACGGTTCCGTTTGGGCGCTTTGAGCAAAAGCGGTCAGCGGCCATGGGCGTACAAGAAACCTGAGGGTTGGGGCAGGGCGCCTGCGCTGGAACAACCAGAGTTCGAGGAGCCGTGCTTCGATGATTAAAGCGATCGATATGGCTCTCAAACAATGGGCGCAGGAGCTGCACAGCGACGAGGTGGCCGCCGGTTACTCGGGCGGCAACATGGTCGCGATGATGATGGAAAGCGGTGGCCAGCTTGTGCGCGGAAGGCGCGGGAGCAGGGTGCCGCTGGAGGCCTCCTTGGACATTGAGCGCATCGTCAAGAAACGCCTTGATCCCGAGTTGATGACGGTGGTCCAGGTGCATTACTTCCAGCCTGATGCGCCTCTGACTGCACGTCTGGCTGAGAGTGGCTGCACACGCAACCTCTACTACCAGCGCCTGCATGACGCTCACATCGTGGTTGAGCACTTCCTCCTGGGGGAAGCGGCTTGATCGTGGGCATTACTCTGGCTCACGCCGTCCCACTGGCCTGCCTCCGTCCCACTGCTTTTTGCGGTGGTGGGACGGGCGCAGGCCCCGTCGTTGTTGGGCTGTCCCACCGTCCCACCTTTTTCATGTCTCCCGCCCGTGTATGCGTAGCGGGCATCAATGCGCGTGTTCACGCGCACGCGTGCTTTTAAATATTCTCTCTATACACGAGAAAAGAGAGATAAAAGTAGGACGGTGGGGCAAAGCCCCAATCTGCGGGGCTTTCAGACGTCCCACCTTGTTTTTAGAAAGTGGGACGCATGGGACGCCACTGAAACAACAGAAGCAAAAGCCAGCCGGAATGAGATATTCACCGACATTCGTCAGCCGTTCACCGGGCGTCACCCACACATTCACCGGATGGCATTAAAACGGTCTTGCTGCCACCAGAATCGACCTGTAAAAAGGGGCCATCTTCGATGGGTGCGACCGCAGAGTGCGGCAGGCAACCACCAACCGACCCGGCCATTGCGCCGGGTCTTTTTGTTTAAGGGGCAGGGCAATGACGAACGAGCAACAGGCACTGGTAGAGATGCCGATCTGGTTGGTGATCGCCTTGTCATTGGTTGGCGGTGTATCCGGCGAGATGTGGCGCGCTGACAAGGATGGGGCGCGAGGCTGCGCGTTATTGCGCCGGCTAGCACTTCGGTCCGGTGCCTGCATCGTTTGCGGGGTGTCGGCGATGATGTTGTTGTTCGGCGCGGGCCTGTCGATCTGGACGGCGGGCGCCCTGGGTTGCCTGACCGCGATGGCCGGCGCCGATGTCGCCATCGGCTTGTACGAGCGCTGGGTGGCCAAGCGGCTGGACCTGAGCGAGGCCGAGCCGAAGGCATGAGCCGGGCAGGCCGGGTAGGGCGCCGATTTTTACGGGTCCTCCCTGAGGGCCGCCCCCTACACGGGTTATCGAACTCGCGGAATCTCTCTAGCTGAAACCTTCGCAGGGATGTCCGTCTTTCCAAGTGCAAGACATCACTCAGCACTGATAACGATCACGTATGTGCTGGTTGTAATACGAACCCTTGGATACAGCCGCTATCAACCCGTTATATACGTCTAGGGGGACGTTGCAGAAGTCGTAAGTGTGGCCTTGTTGAAAACAGATCCTCATCCGTTTCGTGCTTGGATCGTAGCCAACGGCGGTGATTGCATCGGAACGCACGGCAATCATTTCCATGCCATCTCTCCATTTGAAAAAGCGTCTGCAAATACTAGTAGAGAGTCATGGATTTGCAGCCCTCCGCACAAAAGTGCCGGGGACCCTGGGGACTTTCAAAGGACACGGGGTCGGAAACCCGCGGGATTGTGTTAGAGGGAGTCCCGCCAGCTTACTGAAATTTCAATCATTGAAATCTGAAAGGACTCATTGAAAACCGCTGAAAAGGAGGGCTTATGACCGCAGCCACGTGCCTGTCCAAGAGCGACTTCGCCGTGCCATCGGCGGGTCATCGAGTTACATCACCTGGCTCAAGGAGAGCCGTCGACTGGTCCTGTCCCCCAACGGCAAGCAGGTCGACGTGCTGGCCACCGAAGCGTTGATCCGCGACACCACCGAGCCGAACTAGGCTGCCGTCGCTGCTCGCCACAACAGGATCGGCTTCAGGGCGATGTTGCAGCCACGTCGCAGCTCAATACGAGCCGACTAACATGGCTGCGCCGCCGCCCGCTGATCCTGCGCAAGGGGAGACTCCAGTCTTTGTGCAGAAGGCCGCATTGAAAAAGCACATCGCTCAATCATTCACTAATGAGCCTGTCGCTCCGGCCGGCGCGGCAACGCGCCGTCTTATCGAATCCTTGGGAAGTGGAGATGCAATTGACTGCTGCGAGTGAAGAAAGCTGTTCGTCTAAATTGCAAGGCACGCGCGTAGTTTGCATCTGATATGTATCTGAAAATATGGATTTGAGCGTGACGCGCGATTCGAAATTCGGTCTGGTCGCCTGTCGCATTGAACCCCTTATTGCGCAGCCTCAGCCGATTGCAACCCGTTGCGCGACGAACAACAACCGACCAAACACTGGCTATTTGCCGCCAAGCGACCAGGCTTATCTGTTAAATAGCTCCTTGTGCAAGTTTACAAACGCTTGAACAGTCATCGGTGGCTGTCCGGTGACTTCACCAATGATGAAATCCTCGCCCTCGAACACGCCGTGCTGGTAGTCCTTGGCAACTTCCAGCAGATGCTGAATGAGGAAAGGCTGTAGGCCATCGCTTTGCATTTCCTTGCGGTACTGATCCAGTGTTATCGCGACGTACTTGATCTCCCGATCCAATACTTTACCGACTTCGTCAGCCACGGCATGCTGGTTCATTTCGACCGGACCGTGAAGCGGATACGTCTTGCCTTTGTGAGGCTGCGGGTTTTGCAATATGGCAGCGATGAGCCGCGCCTGATCCTCTGCTGCAATCGGGGCATGACGACCTGAGCCAAAGGGGAGGCGAATCTCGCCGTGTTCAACGATATGTTTACGCCAATGCGGGTATATCACCCACTGTGCAAAGTACGTCGGTCGCAAGTGCGTCATGTCCAGCCCCGACCAGTCAAACACTCGTTCTGCGGTGTAGTGATTAAGGGCCGCGTGACTTTTGGCAACGCGACGTGCGGAAATTTGAGACATGTTTACAACTGACTCTACCCCGGCTTCTTTAGCAGCGAGAGCGAAGTGGG